AGAATGGCCATCAATGGCATTTGGTGATAATATCGCACCAGCTGGAATGGATGGAATGAAAGCTCAAATGTCCGCAAAATTAGGACACGGCGGTAATAATAATATACCACCATTAAATGCACCAAAAGGCGGATTAGGTGTAACAACAGGATTACCATATTTAGATAGAGTTCTAAATCGTGATAATTCGGCACTCGTTGCTAAGTTCAAGACAAGAAAATAATTATGAATAGATATGTATATAGACTGGATGATCCAATAACCAAAGAATTTTACTTTGGAAGTAGAAGCTGTCTATGTAATATTATTGATGATGTTTATATGGGAAGTTATAAAACTTGGAATCCCGAAGATAAATCAAGACTTATAAAAACTATATTAAAATCTAATTTTAGAAAACAAGAAACATGTATACAATATGAAGCATCTCTCATAAAAGAAAATATTGATAATCCACTAAACAGAAATTATTATATACCAAATAAAGGATTTCATACACAAGGTAGAAAACGAACAAAACTGGAGCTTGAAAGATTATCTCAAATTCATAAAGGTAAAACTATATCAAATAAAACACGAGAAAAAATAAGTGTAAATAATGGTAGAGGAATGCTTGGTAAGTTACATAGTAAAGAAGCTCGTGAAAAAATGAGTAAAAACGCAACTGGTAGAATAGTTAGTATAGAAACTCGTAATAAATTAAGTGAAATTAGATCTGGTGAAAATCACTGGAATTATGGCGGTATATCGCCGAATATAAAATCAGTTTTACAGTTTACACGAGATAATATATTTATAAAAGAATGGAACTATATGGCACTGGCAGGGGAAACACTTGGTATAAATAAATATAATATTGGTAGATGTTGTCGAGGTGAATTAAAAACGTGTGGCGGTTTCAGTTGGAAATATAATATTAAAACAAGATAATAAAAAATGGCATTTGTAGTTGGTAAAAAAACAGTTAAAGATACCGCAGAATTTAACGATTATGCATATGGTATTATTTTACCTATTGCGAAAGGGCCAACTGGTTATTTTGAACAAGCATTTACATCATTGGAACAAGCTAGAGCAAATTTATTAAATTTATTACTAACAAATAAAGGGGAACGAGTAATGCAACCCGAATTTGGAACAGGATTGCAAGGTTTATTATTTGAGCAAATGGCTGATGATTTAGAAGAAAAAATAACTAATACAATAACTGAAAATGTGAATTTCTGGTTACCATATATTAATATAGAATTGATTGATATACAAATGAGTGATGAAATGAAAGATAGTCATGTAGCAAACATTAATATCAATTTTACAGTAGGTAGTAACACATCAACACAAGAACTAACATTCACAATACGAGGATAAAAGTATGGCATTAAATAGTATAACTAAAAAAAGTAATCAAAACCGAGATATAAAATATCTTAACAAGGATTTTGCGAGTTTTCGTTCAAATCTAATTGAGTATGCCAAAACATATTTTCCAAAAACTTATTCGGATTTTAACGAAGCATCTCCTGGTATGATGTTTATTGAAATGGCATCATATCTTGGTGACGTACTTTCTTATTATATAGATGATTCATTAAAAGAATCAATGATGTTATATGCAGAAGATAAGCAAAATGTAATAGGATTATCACAATACCTTGGGTATAAACCGAAAGTAACAACACCTGCATTGGTAAGTATTTCAACATATCAATTAGTACCGAGCGTTGGTAGTGGTGTAAATAACGTTCCTGATTCAAGATACTATTTGAGAATAAAAGAGGGAATGTTGGTAGCATCAAATACAAACGGAACTTTATTTAGAACAACCGAATTATTAGATTTTAATAATGCTGACGGTAGAGAAATATCCGTTCATGAAACAGATATTCTTACAGGCGAACCTACATTTTATTTAGTAAAAAAATCAATAAAAGCAATATCAGGAACAATAAAAACAACAGAGCAAACATTCGGGTCACCTGAACAATATTCAAAAATAAATATTGGTGACACAAATGTAATTCAAATATATGATGTTCGTGATAGTAATGGTAATAAATGGTATGAAGTACCATATCTTGCACAAGAAATGGTGTATGTGGATTACCCAACTTCTGAGCAAACAGATAAAGCACTATTACCATATAAAGATAGTGTTTCAAACATTTTAAAATTATTAAAAACTTCAAGACGATTTGTATCACAAGTAAATTCTGATAATACAACTACAATCGTATTTGGCGGTGGAAATTCAACGGCATCTGATGAAACATTAATACCTAACTTTAAAAATGTTGGATTGGGTTTAAATTCATCAATTGATAGATTGGGGGAATCATTTGATCCAGCTAACTTCTTAAAAACAAGAACATATGGACAGGCACCATCAAACACAACGATTACCGTTTCTTATTTAGTCGGTGGGGGTGTACAATCAAATGTCAATAAAGGTGACTTAACGGTGATTCAAAGAGTTGAATTTGATGAAGATTCAACTATATTTACGCCGCAACAATTATCTCTATATAATAGAATGAAATCAACAATTGCGGTAGAAAATGAAGAACCTGCGAGTGGTGGTAGAGGTGCTGAAACTATTGAAGAAATTAGAGAAAACGCATTAGCAAATTTTTCTTCTCAAAACAGAGCAGTGACAAATAAAGATTATCAAGTAAGAATATTATCATTGCCGCCAAAATACGGTGGAGTTGCAAAAGCATTTGTAGGCCCATATGGTAAAACAGATAGTAGAACATTTGCAATTAACGCATACGTACTTGGTTATGATTCAAATAAAAAATTAACAACACTAAATCAAGCAGTTAAAGAAAATGTAAAAACATATCTTAACGAACACAGAATGCTTACGGATGGAGTGAACATAATTGATGGATTTGTAATAAACGTAGGGGTTGATTTTGAAATTCGTGTATATGGTGGTTATAATAAACGAGAAGTGTTGGTAAAATGTATCAATAGTATTACCGATCACTTTAATATAGATAATTGGACATTTAATATGCCAATCAATATAAGTGAATTAGAATTAATAATCGCAGGAGTAGAGGGGGTTTCATCCGTTCCAAAATGTGAACTTACCAATAAATGTTTAGGTGCATATTCAAGACACTCATACAATTTAACGGAAGCAACGCGAGGAAAAATGGTTTATCCAAGTTTAGACCCATCAATATTTGAAGTAAAATATCCGAGTAAGGATATACAGGGAAGAGTAGTATAATGTATACATTTTATAAAGCACAGAAAGATGCAACGGTTTATTCAATTCAACCATACCAAAATACTGGTAGAGATGAAATATTGGAAATAAACAAAACATATATCCTTGGACAAACGGATATTGCTCGGCCATTGATTAAATTTAATGTGGATGAAATATCAGCTGATATTTTAAGTGGAGAAATTACAGCATCTGCGGCACAATTAATATTAAAAGAATGTGATGGTGCTGAAATACCAACGGAATACACAATTTTTGCATATCCAATTTCTCAATCTTGGGATATGGGTATAGGAACAAAATTTGATGAAATAAGTACTCAAAATGTAACTTGGAACAGCGCAACTACTGCAATATCTTGGTCAATGGCTGGTGGGGATTATATTTTATCGCCAACTGCTTCACAAACAATTGAATATATATCTACTGATTTAGATATGGATATTTTACCTATATTGACTGAATGGATAAGTGAAAGCATACCGAATCATGGAATTATTTTAAAGCTTAGTGATAGTAAAGAAAATGATAATAATGATTATGGCTCACTAAAATATTTCAGTAAAGAAACAAATACTGTATATCAACCGAAATTAAGAATTGGTTGGGATGATTCAACGTTTTCTACGGGCTCTTTACCCGCATTGACAGCAGAAGATATTAAAGTTACTTTTAAACGGTTAAAATCGCATTATAAAGTTGGTAGCGAAGCTATGATACGTGTTTTCGGTAGAGAAAAATATCCAATGAAAACCTATACGAATGAATACGCATATAATGATGTAACTTACTTACCAGCAACTACTTATTACCAAGTGAGAGATGCACAGACTGATGAAATTATAATTCCGTTTAGTGATTACAGTAAAGTTAGTTGTGATGGCGGCGGAAATTTCTTCAATTTAAGTTTAAAAAATTGGGAAACGAATAGAAATTATTATATTGAAATAAAAGTAGATAGAAATGGGGTGATAGAATACTTTTCAGATCATAATTTAACATTTGTAGTAGAGAAATAAAAAATGCCAAATACAACGCAAAAATATACCGGTTGGATAGAAAAACCAAAATACATTAATGGTGAATTAGTAAAAGCCGTTGATGTTGTTGTTGATGAGCTTATAA